TGACGCTGTAAAGATCGCCCGCGACAACATGCAAGAAGTGCTACCGCTCGGGATCGAGGCTGGCGTCCTGAAAGGCATCCGCGAGGATTACTTGTCGCGCATCGTCGACTTTGGTCCGCAGAAATCCAAATCGGAAGTCATCAACCTGATTCGCGGATTCATGGATCGCAAGGGTATGGGCGAGAGCACTTCTGCCAAGACGCGATTTGGCAAGGAGCGGATATTCGAAACGCTACAAGAACTGGAAGCGGCTGGCTACAAACTCAAGACTCATAATCTTGCCGAAATTGTCGGTCACTACAACTCGTCGGTCATCAATGCTATCGAAAACCGCAAGATGATCGATGCGTTGCGAGCGCATGTTGCTCCTAATGGCGACAAGGCGATTATCAGTCTGTCCGGTTTGCGTTCGATGCCCAAGAACTACGTACAGATCAACCATCCGCAGCTATTCGGCGCTGCGGTGCATGAGGATATAGCGCCGTCGATACGCTTCATTTTCGATAATTACGACCCTTCGGTGGTAAGCAAAGGCGTGCAGGCATTAAGCATGGCGATCAAGCGGGCCGATGTGTCGTTCTCGCTATTTCACTCGATGGCATTGGGACAGGCTTATGTTGGGGCGGCAGGAGGTAGAGCGCTATCCGACATAATCAAAGCGCCGTTTGGCAAAGGCGGCATGGAAAACATGGTGCGGCTCTATCGTACCGGCGGAGCCGGGGACATTGCTGACCTAGGCATCAGAGCAGGACTGCGCATCGGCAACGTCGTCGAAGATGTCGACAGGACGCTATTGACTGCCGCATTGAAGGACGTTGGGTCGGTAGCGGATCGGGTGGTTCCCTTCAAGGCGGTCAGCAGGACAGCGGCCGGCATCGAGAAGTTAAACAAGTTCGTCGACAACATTACGTGGGGCCATGCTCATACCGGCATGAAACTACAGACGTTCTCGATGAAACTGGAGGACCTAGCGATTAACAATGCGGCGGCGCATGCCAAGAATCCGTTGATTCCTCTGCGCTCGCAAGACGAAAACGCCAAGATTGCCGCCAGTTTCACCAACGACATTTTCGGTGGCCTAGACTACCGGCGAATTGCCGAAGGCGTACAGAGCAAATGGGGCAGGGACTTGGCGCTATGGGCGCTCTCGCCGTCCAGTCGCCGCGTTGCGCAAGTATTGATGTTCGCTCCGGACTGGACGCTTTCGACGATTCGCTCGCTCAGTAAAGCTCTTGGCAAGGGAAGCGGTATCGGTGGCGTTATCCATCCCCGAGAACTGGCCGACTTGCATCGCCAGTACCTAGCGCGATCCGCTTTCCTGTTTGCGACGATAGGCGATGGGATGAACTACGCCTTTAGCGGGCATCATCTGTGGGAGAACAAGGACCCGCTCCGGGTAGATATGGGGGATGGCAGGACGATGCAGTTATCCAAGCACTTTACCGAACCCATTCACGACATTACCAATCCCGCACAAGCGGCATTGAACAAAATGGGTGTGTTGCCGAAGGCAGCGTTGGAACAAGCCGAGAATAAGAAATACCTGACGCCTGGTGGCCGTGCACCGTCCATTACCAAGCCCGACGATTCGTTTGGCGTTGCCGCTGGCAAGCGTTTGGCGCACCTAGCCGGTTCTCCGGTGCCTATCCCGTTACAGCAGTTGATGCAGAGTGGTCCAGGAGCCGCCGCATCCGGGTTTATCGGGCTGCCGATCTACGGACAAACCAACGCCGAGCGAGCGGAGGCGAAACGACAGGCGGCGTTGACGCGCATGAAGAACGATCTCGACCCCGAGAAACGGCGCGACAAGGAACGCAAGCGCCGCGAGAAGGAACGGCAACAACTAGCGAGGTAGTCATGCCCAAAGGAACCAAGGTGGAACGGTGCTATACCAGTTTGAAGAAGAAGGGCAAGTCCAAGTCTAGCGCGGCGCGTATCTGTCAGGCAGCTACCGGACTGTCGCTCGCTACTGGCAAAAAGCCGAAGAAGAAATAATGCCGGAACGCGAACGCATCGAGTTCGATCCCGACGAAGAATGTCCGTGGGATGAGGAAGTGCAATGGCCGGACTGCTTGGTTGATGCCGAGGATGACGACGACGAATGAACATCCTGATCCTCGACAACATGGTGAACGGGGTCAACATCGCCTTGCGCTGGAACAAGGCCGGTCACCATTGCCGTCTGGTCCTCCCTCCCGACAAGAAGACGCACATGCGCATCTCTATCGGTGACGGACTGGTGGAGAAGATCGAGCGTCAGGAGTGGCAGAAGTCGATGAATTGGGCCGATCTGGTCATCACTACCGACAACAACAAGTGGCTGCGTGAGCTGGACATCTATCGCAAGAAAGGGTTCCCGATCCTGTCTCCGAGCTTCGAGAGCGCGCAGTTGGAGCTTATCCGCGACAAGGGCCAGCAGTTTTTCAAGAAGTGCGGCCTGAAGATCATCGATTACCAGATGTTCTCCGACTACGCCAAGGCCAAAAAGTACGTCATGGATACGCGGGGCACCTATGTCAGCAAGCCCAACGGCGACCGGGACAAGGCATTATCCTACCTGTCGCACTCGGCAGCGGACATGCTCTACATGCTAACGCGCTGGCAGGAGCGCAACAAGGACTTCGGGGCGTTCATGTTGCAGGAGTTCGTGCCTGGCGTTGAGTTCGCCGTCGCTGGCTGGCTTGGTCCCAAGGGCTTTTGTCAGTACATCGAGGAGTCCTTCGAGCACAAGAAGTTTATGAATGACGATAAAGGACCCAATACCGGCGAGATGGGGACCGCGATCAAGTACGTCGAGGATTCGGCGCTCGCCAAGGAAGTACTGCTCCCGCTGGAACGCGGGCTGATCCAGATGGGCCACACCGGATCGTTCAACGTCAACGTGATCGTCGATGAGGATGGCGTACCCCGACCCTTGGAATGCACGGCCCGACTGGGTTGGCCGGCGAACAACATCGTGCAACCCCTGCATCCGGAGCCGGTAGAGTGGATGGTGGACCTGCTCGATGGCAAAGACACGTTCCGGCCGTTGACCGATCATGCCATAGGCGTGGTGCTGACCATCCCGGAGTTCCCGTACTCGAAGCTGACCAAGAAGGAGGTTTCCGGAGTGCCGATCTACAACCTGGACGACGAAAACCCCTATCGGGAATTCCTCGCCCCGTGCGATGTAATGCACGGCAAAGCGCCGGCCATGGTGGACGACGAACTTGTACTGGACAAAAACCTCATGGTGTCATCGGGGGACTATTTGTGCGTTGCAACAGGATTGGGAGACACGGTACGCGAAGCGCAGAAGGAAGCCTATGCTGCCGTGGATAGCCTAGAAGTCCCGGATGACTTGATGTACCGTACCGACATTGGCGCCAGGGTAAAGAAGGCTCTCCCCGAATTGCAGGATCGCGGCTTTGCTCTGGACTGGCGATGGTAAAACTCCTACCCGTTCGGGGTATAAATAACCAATGCCATTGTCGGCAGAATAGGTAATGCCACAAGTGGACGAGATCGCCGCGCTTCTGGAGCAGGCCGATACCCCAAGGGATCGGGCGATGCTGCTCGTGCTCTATAAGCTGGTCTCTAAACTATCGGAAGTCGACGCCCGCACGACACAACATGCTATCGATTTCAACAATCACCGAGAGGAATTCCGCCTGCATGTTTCCCAAGAGGAGACTCTCCTCAATCGGCTGATTGGCATATGGATATCGTTGATCTTGCTCGGCAGCGGGATGCTGACCTTGGGCGGATGGTACGTATCCCACTACATCATCGATGTGAATCAGGCGCAGCAACAGTCCATCGACATCAATAGCAATCGTCTTACGGCGTTGGAAACCTTGATCCGACAGATTCTTGAAAAGCGGCAATGATCGTTTGTCCCGAATGTCGCAAATTATTCGAGCCGGAGCGGCCATCGCGCCACAATGGTTGCTGCTCCCGGCATTGCGCGCGAATTCTGCAAGCGCGACAAGGCGTGCCAAGCCTAGAGGACAAGAAAGCTCAATTCGCCGATGCAATGCTCCAAAAACTGAACGAGATTTTCAAACTATGATGCGCTGGTTGCGCGAGGCAATAAGCGACAACGATGGCCTTGCCGATATGGCCTACATCTGTATCGGTGCACTCGCGGCCGCAGCTATTGCCTCGCTGGCCTTCATCTTCGTCATGGCAACGGTATCCTATGTCCGCTGTACGCACATCGTCGACGTAGGCCAAGGAGTGCGGGCGGCCGTGGCGTGTGTGTTCGATCCTCTCCCTATCGGACAGGCCGCCGGCCTGATCTTCGGCGCCTTTGCCGCACTCATCGGATCGCTCGCCGGGTATATGGCAGCAACCAAACGGGCGCCCAATGCTCGCCCGCCGGCGGCGCCGGATGCGGTGCCTGTACCGAAACCGAAACCGAAAGGAAAATGATGGACTTTCACTCCCTCTTTTCTGGATTCCTGTTCGGCATACCCGTAGGCGTAGGGCTCACTTATCTGTTCACCCATCCCGAGGCGCGGACGGCGCTCTTTGCCCGACTGCACTCGACGGCGGAAGATGTGCATAAGAAGATCACCGACGCGCTCGCCAAGAAGTAATGCCGACGCTCATCATCTATGGCGTGTTGCTGCTGTTCCTGTTGGGTGGGGCGACGACGCTGTACTATGGTATCCAGCACGGCGCGGTAGCGAAATATCAGT